GTCAGCATCTTGGCAATTGCCCGGTATTCCTGGGAATCCGCTTCTTTTTTATCTCCCTGCAGCATCAGAATATTTTTTTCTCTTTTGGCAATTTCTTTTTCACGATCTTCAGCATCAGAAATCATCCCTTCAATGGTCGTAATTTCATTGGCCAGCGTTGCCACCTGGCTGTTAATACCTCGTAATTCCTCTGCTGTTTCAGCCTTTTCCGCTTTTTTCCCTAATGCTTCCCGCTGTTCCTTTTTTGCATTCAACATTTTTAACAGTTTTTCTTTCATCTTACACGCTCCTATAAATTCATTAAAATTTGTGTTCTTAGCCGCTCAATTTCCAACTTTTCTTTGTTTGGCCTGTTACGTTCTTCTTTCAGTGTTTCAAAGCTTCTAACCTTAATCTCGCTACTATCATAGGCCGGGAATGTACAAGGGCTGACTTCTGTCAGCTCTGCCCTGGTAATGGTCCGTTTGGCAATTTTCTTTCCCTCATAATCAATCACGCTCCATTTTTCTTCTTTTGTAATAAAACCAAAGCTGGATCCGTCCACGTCACCTCTTAAAACCGACTGATAAACATCAGCTCCCCAGGTATTTTCTGGCAGATCAACGTCATAATTCAGCCCCTCAATATCATCAATGAACCTTAGAGTTGCATTTTTCGTTGACCCTAAAGGCCTTGAGCTGTCATGGTTCCACAAAGCTTTAACAGTTCGGCTCTGAATTGACTCGTCAAAAGCGCCCTGAGCAAATTCTTCCAGAAATTCATCACCCAACCAGTCAATAATTTTTGTTTCCTGGTTATACCGTAGGGCATAACCACCAATTGTTTTCTTTTCCTCCCCGCTGGTACTTGCCCGGATCTCAACCCCGCTGACTGTTCTTAATTCTCTAATCTGATTTTCCGCTTCCATCACTTACCCCCTTTCCGGCTAAATCCTTGCCTAAATCTTTTAATTTCATAACACCCGAATTCACCACCAGTTCATCTGCGCCATCTTTGGCCATCATCTGAGTCATTAACCTGGCTTCATTCGGCGTATAAATTCCTGATGTTACATATTTTGTAAGGATATCCGCCTGTGTCTGGGCTGTTGTTCTTAACATGACGCTGGTATTGAACCGGCTTTTTAGCCCCTGCGCCCTCTGATCCGCTCTTAAAAGCTTCCAGTCCACTTCCTGTTCAATGGATTCAAATAAAATAAGCAGTGTATCCACTAAAAAAGATAACTGCTGCTGTTCCAGACTGTTATTATTGGTGTCCTTAAGATCATTAAGCTGGAACATCTTAATTCCAAAGCTGGAAGCAATCTGACTGATTGACATCCGCCGGATCTGTTCAAATTGTGCATCAGCCAGTGTCAAATTCAAGGTGCTGACATTGTAGCCAGCTGGTACCGTAAAAATACGGCCAGTATTAGAATAAAGCCGGTCAAATTTTTCCTGGACCGTCCGTAAAAACTTTTCATCCTTGTTATCAGATGTCAGTTGCACAATTGCCTTATTCGTCAGCCCGTTATTATACAAATCATTCAGATATTTCTGGCTTTTACTGGCTGTATCAATGGTTGTGGCCATCATTTCCCGGTTGGCTTTGCTGTTAATACCGTTCTGGGAAAAAGATTTCAGGTGGATAATGTCCTCATATAAACAATATTGTTCTGCACTATTACCAATTTCGGTATAAGTCACCAGCACTTTGTTTCTCATTTTGGAAGACATCAGCCCGGCATTATCAATCGTGATGTTTTTAAGCTGTACCGGCCAGAGATTAATAATATTTCCCTTCTGATCCTTCTCAATCAATGCACACCCATGTCCAGTATGATGACGGTTTATTTCCATTGCCCGCCAAAAATCAATGGCCGTCATGTAGGGGTTCGGCCTTAAAGATAGAAGCTGGTACAGGTATTCCCGTTTTTGCCGGATATTCCCCTCTTCTGTCTCTTTAACAAGATATAAAGGCACCTTTGCCACCGATTCACTTAAAAGCTTAATACAGGTGAAATATGTTGCTTCTTTTAATGCTTCTTCTGTCACATAGGCATCTGCATCCAGTCCAAAAGCTTTTAAAACAGCCAGCTCCACATCTGTATAGCTGGTTGTCTCTCGTTTCTCAAAGAATTTTGTAATCACATTTAGTCACCCCCTCCTTTCCATACCATGCTGATTCCATACAGCAATAAAAAAGCACCCAGCAGATAACAACCTGCATAGGTGTTTATTACAAACGTGGTTCCAATAAATATTAATGCTGCCAGAATAATTAATATCTCGGCAATAATAACCTTATTAATCTTCTTTACTTTCATCACATCCTTTCCAGATTGTCCAAGGCAGCCAGCATATCATAATGATTGATCTTGTTGGCATCAATGGCCAGCACCAAACCCATGAGCATGGCTATGATTCCATCAATTTTAAACCGGCTTTTCTTTTTAGAATACTTCACATTCAAGGCATCATCAAAAACGGCAATACAGTTTTTAGCCATAAAGCGAAAACATTCATTATCAGCAATCACAATCCGTTCATCAATGAGCATACACTCAAAATCGTTGATGATTGGTGTCATGGTTTGCGTTCCTTGCCCCATAGGAATAATATCCCACTTTTCTTCCAGTCGGTTAAGAATTGTTGGAGACCCCCAGCGGTCAAAAGCTGTTTCTCTGAATTCAAAATCCATCTCAATATCATAAACATGATCCATGAGCAGTTCAAAATTGATGTATTTACCAGGCAAAGCAATCAGATCACCCTGCTTAATCCACTTTGAATAAGGAATTTTGTCTTCCTCTTCCCGTTTCATGACCGTATCTTTCGGTGTAAACAGGTGTGGCCATATAATAAATTTGTCCATCAGCTCATCATAAAATACCTGAACAAAGGCCGTTACATCATGTTTTGACGATAAATCCAGGCCATTCCAGCAGGATAAACCTTTTAACGTGTCAAACTGAATATCTTTTGTGCAGAGATCCCAGAGATCCATGTTAATGGCTCCCTTTTCACCGTCAAGGGCCACATGCTGATTTAAAAACATCCGCCGAAACATATTTTCCTGCAATGGCATCAGTTTTGCTTTTTTTGCCATGATTTCAATATCTTTCCGGCTGCGGAAAACATCAATCCCCGGATTGGCCTGTTCCCATTGTTTTTGATCTTCGATATCGCAGCCCTTATCTGCTTCATAGATACGGTAATAAAAGCTAGGATCTTCAAGCCCTTCAATCTCAATCTTTTTACAGCGTGTATAAAGCTGCTGTTCCAGATTCTTTTCATCTTCTCCAGAGCTGGCTGTTGTAATTGTGATCAGTAGCGGATCATCCCAGGCACCCTGACCAGTCCCCAGCTTTCCATACATCTGATCATCTTTACTTTCGTGAATTTCATCCAGGCAGGCCACATAATCAGAATAGGAATCCGCCCCGGATGCATCAGATGAAAGCACCATCAGCTTGTTTCTTGTTTTCTTCCTGATCACCAGCCGTTTTGATTTTACAAAGTGGCAGTGCTTCCTGAGTGTTCTGTTTGTCTCGATGAAATAACAAACTGTATCAAATAATTCACCGGCCTGCTTTACATCATTTGCCGTTAAAATAAAAATTGCCCCCCTGATTTTAGGCTGGCAAAAGAATAAATAAGTAATTATGATGGCAATGATAAAGGATTTACCATTTTTCCTTGCCATGTTTATATGAACTTCTCTGTGTTTTCGCCGGTTTAATTTCCGGTCCTTAACACAAAGTATCTCTGTGACCACTTCGAACTGAAACCCGATAATTTCAAATCTTGATGATGTCCCTTTGTCGTTTTTTAACTTCCCGACAAACTTCCAGATCTTTTCTGCTTCCTCTTCATCAAAATAATAATCATCAGAATTCCATTTTATTTTGAGCTCTTCAATTTTTTCTTCTACCCACTTTTTAAGTGCCATCGCTGATCATGTCTTCAAGTTCAGAATCGAACTCTTCTTCTTTTTCGCTAATTTTATTGCGATTCATGCGGGCTCTTGCTGCAGGTGTGAGTCCTAATTCTTTGGCGGCTGCCAGCAGTCTTTCCTGGGCTTTGTTTCCAATCGAGACTTCCGGCCGTTGCTGAATATATCCGTTGGGGGTTTCAAAAGTCAAACCTTCCTGGTCCATTATTTCCTCACACTTAAGCCATTTCGCATAATTGACACAATAAGTTTCAAGCGTTTTAAAGTCTTTTTCTTCGAGCTCTTTTTCTTCTTCAATAATCAGCTTGATCACTCTGCGCCATTCTTTTTTTGCCTGATCATTCATCCATGATGGAGCAGTTTTTTTCATTGGACCCCCCCTTACCCTAAAATTTTACATTTTCGTTCCTCCCGAGTTTGAGATCGCGACCGTCAGAGCGGTTGAAAAGTTTTTGATACCCCCACCCTGAAGTCATTAAAGAATTGAATCTTCATTTCAAACAGTGCATCCTGCATCTGTAATTTATTACCATTTCTGTACTCATTATGAATGAATTGATGGCTTTTTTCAGTTAATGGGAACAGATTATTAATATCAAGTCTCTTTCCCCAATCTTCCTTTAATGGAAAGATATGATGCAATGTATCTGCTTCAATAATCAATCCACTTGTATAGTATTCAAACAGATCAATGCCAAAGTAATAAGCCATCGTTCCATCTCTCATCCGGATCCATGCCACCGATCGATAGAAGTCCTGTTCCTTCCTGTCTGTTCTGTTGCGCTTATACTCTCTGTCTCTTGAAGCTTTCACTTCGTTAATCATCTTAAGATGTTTCTCACAATACTTCACATCTTCATCCAGTATCACCCGGCATCCTGTATAGCTGCAGTATTTCTTTATTGGCATATCCACTTCCTTTCTATAAAAGAAAAAGCAACGGTTGCCCGCTGCTCTTCCCCGTCCAGTAATCTTTGAAAGGAGGTAATTGGAATATCTTTACGGTAACAGTATATATTCTATATTGTGAACACACAATAGCATTGATTGTGCGCCCGTTGTGCATTTGTCAAGAGCATCAAGTAAACAGCTCTGTGATTGCTTCATCACTAAATAGGATGATCTTTAGTTCATTCACCAGTCTGCTTTTATTCCTGGTGATTGTTGATATATCCTTATTAAACAATTCCGCTATCTGCTCATGTGTCTTACCTTCAAAATACTTTTCAGGAATGATCTGATAGTATTGATCCCAAGCGATCTTTCTTAATGCATCATCAATCAGCTTGACGAATCGCTTTGTTCTTTCCAATGATTGTTCATAAGCATCATGATTCATTTTTATAATATCATCCAGTTCTTTTGATCCATGCGACTGGCTGGAATATCTCACGATGTCTGCACTCTTTCCTTGTGGAATAAAGATAGCCCCATCATTTAATAGTGCTTCACGCTCTTTGATAATCTCTTTAAACTTAGGATAGTTGTAAAGCAATGATTCTGTTTTATTAAATGTTGATCGCTTCTTATCCTTGACCAGGTTTCCCTTTTGAAACTTTAACAGCGTTTTTGTTGCTGAATGCTCTGCAGCCTCTTCTGCTGTCTGCTTTATAATTGCAACCAGTCTTTCTTCTTTCATGCTTCCCTCAACCTTCTTCAACCTCACCGAATAATTCAATGTATTTGTCAGGATTAATTTTTCTTAGTAACTCTTTTGCACAATATTCACTTGTCAGTTCTATTTTTTTACTTCTAAGATCTACTTCTATATAATTTCCTTTTTTCGTACGATAGAGCTCCATGTTTTTCCATCCCTTACAATCTCGACCAAAAATATCTACAGCATCAAAGCTTCTACTAAATTCCAGAATTAGTTCTGCTTTTTCAGTATCATAAAGTTTGTCATCAATTATTGCTTTCATTTTTCAATCCTTCCACGGCTTGTTCTTTACTGAAAAAGCACTTTTCCAATTCTTTTTTAATCACCGGACCATGCGACCCTATTATTTCAAGAGTGAAATGATCTTTTCTGACAATTATCCCGGAAACCGTTCCGCTCCATACTGAGCCATTTTTAAATGGGCTGTGCCAAAATACTTTATCGCCGATAACACAAGGCAATTCTATTTTTTTTGATTGCTCATTCATAAACCTTCACCTCATATCCGCATTCACAAATCATGTGAAACGGAACAAATTCTTTACCTGGTACTTCCTCGTTAATCATCAAGCTTCTGCAAGATCCTAATTCTCTATTCCCGCACATTGGACATTCAATATTTTCATTTAAAATTTCCATCGATCTAGATGCTGAAATGAGTTTATTCTTCATCCGGATAAACCCCATCATCGTCTGGCACCATGTCCCTGTAATCAACCTGACCCGGTATTTTACTTGTAGAAATGCTTGGTCTCGTTTCAAAATTCCCATAACCTCTTCCAACAATATCCAGTTCAGTAATACCGCTGATCACCGGCGCAAGCGTTGTTTTTATATCATATGAAACTTTTATCCTTTCCCGCTCGTTCTGCGGTGTAAAAATCACATTGATCTGAATTTTGCGTTTATCTTCAGGATATGTCTGCTTATCCATGATATTTTCAAGTACTTTTTTAAATTCTACATCAAATAGATTCTGTAATGATTGTTGTTCTCTTTCTTTTCCGATATCGCCTAATTCCATTTTTTCTCCTTTTCTCATCCAGCGTTAAACGCTTCTAAAATAATACCGGCTTCATGCAAATTAACTTCATCTATTGTTATTGGTAATTGATGTTTAAAAATACTGTAGTTATCCATCACCATTTTTAGTGCATCCTCTTCAGATTCTGCAACTGCTACAAAGCCCTCATATTCGTCATACCATCTATCTGCAGGTTTCAATAAGAATACTTTCACTTATTTCATCCCCTCTACAAATTTAACCTGATTTTTCTGCATTAGCATATCCATTGTAATAGGCACATTCGCTTTAAATGTTTCATTGAATGCCTTAACATATTTCTTTTTAATTTCAAATCCATAGCTTTTTCTGCCAGCTAATTCTGCAGCTAATAATGTGACGCCACTTCCAGCGCATGGATCAATAACAACATCCCCTGGATCTGTAAAAGTCCTGATTAACTTATCAATTACGTGGATTGATTTTTGCGTTGGATGGATCTTTGGCGTGTCTGTATCTCTCTGATATTCCATACAATTAAAGACCATTTTCCCGCCATTTCTGAATTTTGGAAGTTTATCACGATATAATAGCAATCCATATTCACAATTGCCAACGACCTTCATATTTGCTTTTAGTACCTGTGCAGAATAATTTTTTCTAAAAACAAGATTGATGTAATGATTCAAGCCGTATTCTTTCGCCTTTTCAATTAACATGAACTGTTGTTCAAATTCACAAAAGACAATCATTGCCGGTGCCTGGTTTGCTTCTTTCGGCTCTTTTTTTAGCATTGTATTCACGAAATGCATAAACTCTGGAACCCTGAAATCATTATCTGTATCAAAGAAGCTTTTTCCTGCCAGTTCACTTTCACCATTTTTATTGTCTCCATCTTTATACCATGATGGATTTGAAGCATAAGCGTTAATTCCAATATTGAATGGTATATCCGCAATTATCAACTGTGCTTTTGGCACATTATAGCGTTTGTAATTTTGAAAATGATCATTATATAATTCCATCTCATTCACCTTTAATTATAACTTTGCAGAAAATGTAAATATCCATTCTCAAACTCAACCCTGCAATCTTCAATATCCTTCTGCAGTAAATACCTACGACCATAAAATGTTTCCATCTCCCGCCAGATTCCCCACGGTACCCGGTAATAATGCTCTAGTTCAAAACAGACTAAAACGAAAACTTCAGCGCCAATCTTCCAATGACTGTCCAGTGAATCAAACTGCCACTGCTTAACCACATCCTTTTTTATTTTATGCGATTCTGTGGCCTTAGCTTCAAACACCACCGCTTTTCCGCTCTTAATGGTTCCCTTATAATCCGGCTGCGCCCGATGCTCATAACAGGCCTTAAATTGTCTTTTTCTGTCAAACCCTCCGATTTGCTTAATCGGCTCCGGTGTCTTTTCGATGTTGGCGACACCTTTATCCAGATATCTTTGGCAAGCATGATCTATAATCGATTCAAAACTTTTTCCAATCGCCCGGCTTCTGTATCCTCTGGCCTTTTTTTCTGTCTTTTTCTGCAGCTCAATGTTGTGGATCGCTTCCCCAGCAGTCGGATCCGGATAATGCTCAACGTAATTTTCTTCATTGTAGATTGTTTTTGCCATACCTGATCCTTTCCTTATTCATCCTCACTGGCATATAACCGGTGCGATCCGTTTTTTATTTGTCGTTCCTCTTCTGATAATTCATAACCCAAGATCTGCAGCATTTCATAAATATCATCTAAATTCCTGTTGCCCTCGTATTGGTTGTTCCAGTTATGAAAAGTAAAATAATCGCAATCACAACTTGAATAGTACATTACAATCAATGCTTTTTCCGGCATTTCACTAATTGCAGCTTTTAGTCGTTCTTTATCATCTACTTCTTTTCTTTTTCCTATTTCTAGTAACTCTTTATATCTGTACTCATTAGGGAAAAAACTTTTACCTCTAATTTCATTCATTGCAATTATTCTTACAATATCACTGATATGTTCTTTTGCTTTTGCTTTTGGATAGTCCCTGATAAAATCCATTCTCATTTCATACATTTGCATATTTATCTCTTTAAGCTCACCGTTTATCCTATTCCGTTCTTCCTCTTCCGGATCTAATTTTCTAGTTGCTTCCTTTTCTTTATCCCGTTCTTTATAAAGATTGATCATCCCATAATCAACTTTGTAATAATATTTCCCAGTTTCCCAGTCTTCCGGTTTTTCTATTCCATTCTCATATTTTCCATTTAGAGAATATGCTCTTTCATAACTGACTGTATCCCAGTCCCGTTCTTCAATTCTTTCAGCAAATTCTTCCAATACTTCAATAATCAACGCTTTATTTTTTTCTTTTAATTCCTCTTCAATCGCTTTTTTCAACTCCCAGTTGAAATTTGTGGTCCCGATTGCTTCCATCACTTTATTTCTTTTATCCGGATCTTTTATTTTCTGCAGTTCAATATAGTCCTGGATTCGTCCACCCCTGGCATAAGATTCCTTTAGCTTGTCCTGATCCAGCTCCAGTAACTGTGTTCTGCGCTTAACGGTCGTTTTTGATAATCCTGTCTTCTCAGATATTTCTTCTGCATTACTCCCAAGATCAAACATCATCTGCATTCCCTGGGCTTCTTCAATGATTGTTAAATCTGACCGCTGCATGTTCTCCATGAGCATGATAGATACCTGCGTTTTTTCGTCCATATCCGATATAACGCAAGGCACTTCAGTTAAACCGGCCAGCTTGGAAGCTGCTAAACGTCTATGGCCAATTACTGCATAATATCTTTGCTCATCATCAACCCGGTATTTACTGACCATTGGCACCACGGTTAAATTCTGCATGATTCCATTTTCTTTAATACTCTCTGCCAGCTCTTCAATATCCGTTAAACTCTTTCGTGGGTTTTTCGGATGCGGGATGATGTTTTCAATTTTGATATATTTGATATTTCTTTCCTGATCCATTTCTATATCCTTTCATAAAACTTAGAACAATCAACATTGTTGATCCCCATAATATGCAGTAGCTCCGATTTCTTCACTTTTACAATCAGTGCTGTTCCTTTAACTTTTATGGCCACACATTCCGATTTTTCAGAACTTTCCAGCTTACACATGACAAATAGATTTTCTTTAATTTCATCATTTTCACCACTAAAAAGTACAATTTCACAAAGTGATATCGAGCTTTCAATTTCTGCTTTACTTGCTTTTCTCATTTCTAGCATTTTCTTTTTTCCTCCTCTGGAATAACCAGCATTCTTTTACTCTTTGTTGCGTTGCTGATGCCGAACAATTATTTCTATACTGTTTGTGATCGTAAAAAAACAGTCCGCTCTTTTACAGTGTTCATCCTTCTTTTTTATCTCAACACCTCTTTCTTTCTGGTACCTTCACCATGCTATATTTTTGATATGGCCATCCGGTAAAATCATGAAACCCTTCCTGGATAGAATCCTTTTCAAGCATATAACCTTTTTTAGGTTCCGGATTTTTCCGCCACTCTTTCGCTTTAACAATCTCCTTTTTCACAATCGGCTTTTTTAGATTCCTGGATGGATTCCACCGTTTCCCTGAAGGGCTTCCTTTTTCCTGGTATGTCTTTCTGGTTTCCTTGATCAGATAATGGGCCAGTGCTCCATACTGCCCAGATTCATCCAGGTATGTAAATCTTGTCCGGCCATTGATCCACAAATCATTCAATTCTTTCCCGCTTATATTGTTCACCATGTTTATAACCAAATGATGATGAACCGCTTTGCTTTTATACTCTGTTACCGTGATATACTTAAGTTCGCTCTCTCTTTTTTTATAGAGCGTTCTTAATTTCCTCATATACTTTTCCAGCTCTTTCCTAGATCCTTCCGGATCCGGTCTGTCATCTTTTCTGTATGTGAGTGTCAAATGTAAATCGCCTGGACTGAAATTTGTATTCAGCAGATGCCTTAATGTTTTCTCAGCATTCCGCTCATTGATCTGCGCCATCTTTTCAGGAGTAGGCTTTTTGTTTTCTCCCCTGGTGCATCCTTTTTTGTGATATCTCCCAGTGAAATATTTTTCCACTTCAATCGTCTTCCCTGCTCTGATTTCTTTTTTGATGTACGGCATTTGCTGACCTCTCTTTTTGCTAAGATATGTCGTTAAATTAATTCCCTTATCGAGTCTTAAAGCCGGATTTTCAGCCATTTTTTAGCTTGTTATCTTTTCCCAAAACAGGTATAATTAAAGATAACAGGTAGTAGAAAAGACCGCTGGCATCCAAGCTTATAAGGCGGTCTTTTCTTATTCAATTTTTCATGTTATAATAAATTTGATTTTTAGCTTATCCCCTCACAGCGCGCCAACGCTTGGGGATTTTTTAATAGCATTCGATAATCACCGAATTGATTTCTTCAACTTCTCCAATCATGCGAATAATCTTTTCATGCTTTTCTGTTATTGCCACGACTTCAAATTTTTCTTCATTCCCGTTTTCAATTTCTACTTCCGCATCCTGATCCAGTTCTTTTAAATACGCTATCAGCTCACTTACTTTCATTACGCTTCCCCCAATTTCTCTTTCATTCTTTCTAATTTGATCATTGCCTTACTGTTTTGTTTTTCTTTTTTCAATGTTCTGCAGCGATCGCAAATAAACATCTTTGGTCTGACAAAATAATTCATTTCAAAAATCAATCCACATTCCTGGCACTGTCTTTCATATCTCATGATTTGTTCCTCCGCTTGATGATGATAAACTGACCAACAAAGATTCCGATTATTACCCCAATAATTAAGCTTGAAATAATTGACCCTGCCATTTTCTATCCTCCGTTTTTGATATTCCGTATACACTTGCTTTAATCGCTTCATTGATGTTATAAATTTTTACATCACAGACAACAAACATCGGCGATCCTGGCAATGGTGCGTTTTTTAGTTCGATGTTTCTTGTCCCTTTCTTTTTTGCAACATATCCATTTCCTGATTTTTCTACTTTGTAGCCCTTATTAATTAGCTTATCTTTTGATTGCTTAAGCGGATCCGCTCCACTGATGTTCTCTTTTCCTTTTTCTGCACTGTCTTCAATTGTGGCTTTGTCCTCTTTTTCGCCTTTTTCGCCTTTTTTGCTCTTTTCATCTGACACCTTTTTCACTGGTACTTCTTCATCAGTATTTTCGCGATTTTTTTCTGATTCTTCTGAAAAATATGCTAATGAATTATATTTTTCCTGTAGTTTTGTAATTTCTTCAGCATAATCCGCCCATAAATCGTTCATATCTTTTGCGGTTTCAATAAGTTCGTCTGATAAGCTTTCATTATCTTCTTTAAGCTCTTTCACTTCTCTTTTCAGCCGGTTTATTTCCATGCCATTGTCATAATTGTCTTTTTTCGATTCTAAGAGGTTTTCATCTCTTTGTTTTTCCAGCATTTCAATTATTTCGTTCTGGTCATCACAGTCCATGAGCTGATCCGCCAAATCGCTTATCAGTGATCCAGCACAATAATCCAACATTTCATACTGTTCCTGCCATAAATCACTTTCAAACTTCCAGCTTTCAGATCCGCTTTCCAATCGTTTTGCCTTTTCGGCCATTTTTCTGTATTGATCAATCTGTTCAATATAGCTTCTTGTTTGCCATTCTTGATCACTTTTTAAGCTTTTAATCTCATTCTCCAGTAATTCAATGTACAAATCTTTGTTCAACTGCCATTCCTCCACTTCATATAATCTTCTTCTGTTATGTAAATTTCACCATCATCCGTCCGGATCAGAACTGGTAATGTATTGTTCTTGATAAATGGCATCAGATGGCTTTCCAATAATCCTTCACGTTCTAAAATTTCGTCAAGCTTGATCGGTTTCATTTAAATATGTGTACTCCCATTTCAAATTAATGCCTTGCCCCGGTATTCTACCAGCAGACTGTCAATCTCCTTGTTTGTAAAAACCATTCTTGATCCAACCTTGACACCCAGTTTTTTTTCAGCACAGATTTTCTTCAAATTATCTCTGGAAACACCTGGTAAATATTCAAGCACTTCCTGAAAGGTCATCTGTCTTGTTGGCTCCGGATTTAATCGCTTTTCCAGTACCGGCATTAATGCTTCTAAAACAGCCCCGGCTAGTTTATTAATATCTTCATCAGTCATCTTAAAATCTACAGTCATCGTTCTTTTCCTCCTTTGCATTTTTTAGGCTTTTTAAACTTCAATTCTTTTTCTACTTCCAGCAGCTCCAGACGCTGATCCAAAGCTTTACAATGATTACCAATACGGTGTTTACAGTTTGTACAGTTAATCCCATCCATTTTCTTCACCTTCTTTTACCTCTTCTGAAAATATGCAACCCTTGCACTGCCCATCACAACATAAGCTAGAGCGATCCTCTTCATCCATATCACTGCACCACATGTTTTTCATAAGACACCAAAGCATTCTTGTCACCTCACGTTTTTTGTCGGCCGGCAGCGCCATGGCCACCGGCCTCTTTTCTAATTTCTTCACAGATCCACCCCATCAGCTTGCTTTTTTATCATGATCGTTCTTTTCCTGCGATTCTTTTTCTGGCACTCTAGCTTGTATGAAACTCTGTGCAACTAACATCAGAATCCCCACATCCACATCATTAGGATGTAACCTGTCAATGTTCTTGTTTTTTCTGTCGATTTCTAATGCCATTAATTCTTCATTGCTGATTTGTTTTTCAGTCATATTTTTCACCTCCTCGCTGTCTAAAATTAAGTCACCCCTTTAAAATTTATTCTTGTTTCTAATCCCTGCAAACCCTATACTTTTATTATCAGCACTGCCATGCTGAAATAATATGAAAGGATATCTAATCATGGAAATAATGCTTACTAAAGATTCAGATGCTTTGATTTGTCTCATGTATAAAGGCTATTGCAATGACCGTAAAGCTAAAATTACAAAAGATATTGCCAAAAACTTTGGAAATTCTAAACAAATTCATGAAAGATATGTCTCTACCTGGATGTTTGACGACTGTCTTGAAACGTGCCGTGAACTTCATCGCGCTGGCCTTATTGATTGTGAATATGGTGATGGTGATATTGTTTTCTCATCTTTTACTGACCTTGGAATTATTTATATGGAAGGTCGTTTTTCTCGCAACGTTCAATCAATAATTGACTATCTCAAAACCTTTAAAGACATAATTCCATTCATTTGATTACTGCAGTCCATTCAGATATTTGTCATAATCATCCTTTATTTTTTCAATTGATGTATTTTTCAAATAGTTTTCACTGAATGAATAACGGGGCTGATTACCTACCATGTAGACAATTGGCTCCGATAACTCAATTGCCCCAATTCTTACTAAAAACTCCAGCTTATCTTTGCCGATTCCATATCGATCATCCATACTTTCACCTCTTATTTTCTTATAAAGTAATAAGTTTTCTACTCGCTTCTTCAGCCATCAACGGTTCAAGACCATTTTGAATTCTTATTTCATTGGTGGTTGAGTTTCCTTTTTTGAGTTCTTCCAATTCAAAATTTTTTTTAACATCAGTCGCAGGTTTTCTTCTGCGTCATTTTTTCTTTTTGAATGATGGTATCTTTCAACTTCAATATTTTCAGGTCTCACAACTTTTTTGCAAATATACGGCATTCCTCTTCACCTCCTTCTTTTGACTCAAATCTTGACACTTTATTCCTTTTCCAGAATAAAAATGCTATTTCCCCACGGGCTGGATAACTTTTTTCTTGTGTTTTATGACTTTGTGATATTATAATATGACAACGCAATAAGTTTGTCAATACTATTTTTATAAAAATATTGCATTGTCATATTAATGATGTTATTATGTGTCTACGGAGGTGTCGTAAAATGAATGAATTGTTATTGGAACTTAGAGAAAAATTAGGGATAAAACAATCTGATTTTGCTAAGAGCATTGGTTTAAGTCAATCAGGTTATTCTTTAATAGAAAATGGCAAACGAGAATTAAATGATCGAATTTGTAAATTGATCTCTATCGAATACAACGTCTCCGAAGAATGGTTAAAAACAGGTAACGGTGATATGTTTATTAAACAATCACCAGCATTAAACCAATTTGAACAATTAATTCATGATTTTTCTCTTGAAGAGCTCAGGAAGATGAATGAATTTATGGAAATGCTGATTAAAGTAAAAGAAGGATCAAAGGTTATTCAGATCCGTGACTATGTAGAAACCATTGCCCGTCCGCTTTATGATCTTCCAGCCAGTGCTGGCAACGGTCATTTTTTAGATGGAGAACATTATGAAATGGTCGATTTCCCGGCTAATGCCGTACCACCTGATTCAACATTCTGCGTCCGGATTGCCGGTGACAGTATGGAACCTGAATTTCATGACCATGACATTGTTTTTGTAAAACAAATGCCCATGATTGAGTCTGGCCAGATTGGTGTTTTTGTTTTAAATGGTGAAGGTTATATTAAACAGTATTTTGAAGATGGCGAAAATTGTAGTCTTGTTTCACTCAACCCGGAATATGATCCGATTGTCATAACTGAATGTGACAGTTTGAAGGTCGTTGGAAAGGTTGTTCAGATATAATTTAGAAGGAGGATTGGAAAAATGGAAGAAAATGTAAAGGTTCCTTTTTGGCAAAAAACATGGTTCATTGTAATTATGTGTTTATTTATCCCACCCGCTGGCATTGCCCTTTTGTGGGTAACAAAAAAAGGCAGTCAGGTGTTACGTATTGTCTTAACTGTTGTTTTGGCAATTTATTCTATTCCTTGGTTAAGCGGAATCTTTAGTGGTGCATCATCTACAGATACGCAAGCCGATACTACTGAACAAACTCAACAAGAGGAAGTTGTTGCTGATACTACGACTCCAGAGGAAACTGTTGCTACAGAAGAAGCAGTAGCTACTGAAGAAACTGTCCTTCCAACCAATACGGCTGTATATGCAGAGCTGTTCAGTGGTTCGTGGATTGTTAATACTGATGTTCAGCCAGGTAGATATCTTATTACTACTGGTAGCGGATCTGGTAATTTTTTTGTAACATCTGCAAATGGTACTTTAATGACAAATGAAATATTGGGAAATTCTGATTTTGGTGTTACCCAAATTGAAACGACACTTGTAAGCGGTGATACTATTGAAATATCTGGTATTGATCAAGTTATTTTTACACCTGTTGATAGAACTTCAAGAACATCACTTCCTGCTGGATGGTTTTTAGCTGGTATTGATATCCCTGCTGGTACATACACGGCTACCTCTCCTGCCGGCTCTGGAAATTTTATTATATATTCTGATTCTGGTTTGATAAAAACAAACGAAATATTAGGCGATTCTGAATACGGCGTTACTCAAGTTAGAGTATCTCTAAATGATGGAGATCTAATAAATATTTCAGGTATTAACCAAGTAGATTTTAACTAAATAAAACCCGCCTCTTCTGTTGGAGCAGAAAAGACGGGTTCAGATATACCGGGCAAAAGCACAATATACCTCATGTCTTATTATATTGTAGCATTCCACCCGGTTTTTTTCAACGATATTGGATAAAATCGGGGTTTTTTATGCCCTTTTTCAGGAGGTTTAAAAATGGCTACAGTAAAAAAGATAGAATATGAGTCCGGAAAGAAAAGATGGCAGGTCAGATGGCGGGAAGATGGTAAGCAGCGCATGAAAAATTTCGACCGTTCAAAGGACGCAAATGATTTTAAAATCAGTATTGAAGCTTCACAGCGTGACGGCACTTATGTCAGTCCATCAAAAATGACTGTTTCTGATTACTTTGAAAAATGGCTATTGCATAAAAAAGGATCTGTATCTGATAAAACTTATTCCTCTTATGCATCAACCACGGCGCGCATGGGCGAGTCCATCGGATCAATTCAGCTGCAAAAACTGACTGTCACTGATATTGAAGATCTTTATAATGACCTGCATGAAGATGGCTTATCCGGTACCAGCTGCAACTATTATCATCGGGTATTAAAGCAGGTACTCAAACAAGCCTTGAAAGATAGAAAGATTCAGTTCAACCCTGCAGATCTGGCAGCGCCTAAAGTAAAAAATAAATTTCAGCCAGAAATTATCCATCCGGATAGAGTCAAAACTTTCCTGACTCATTTTTCCGGTGCTGAAATTGAAACAGCTGTTTACCTTTCACTCTTCCTGGGACTAAGACGAGCTGAAGTTTGTGGCCTGAAATGGCAGGATGTTAATTTCCGTTCTAACGTTATCACGGTCCGCCGGACTTTGCATTATAAAGAAGGCCAATACTTTCATCTGCCAACAAAGAGTAAGCAAACAAGGCAGATCCCTTTTACTGCCGGCGTGGCCAGAAAGTTAAAAGCGGAAATAAAAGACCAGGCAAAATATAAAAAATACTTTGGCAGCAGCTACGCCAATAATCAATATGTTTGTGTTCACCGAAACGGCATGCAATTTATTCCGGAATTCGTTTCCCACTCCTATACGAACTTAAAGGGAAAAGCTTTTGAGAATATCCGTTTTCATGACTTAAGACATTCCGCTGCCACGCTCATGCTCTACCATGGAGCTGACATTAAAACAGTATCTTCCATTTTGGGCCATAGCTCTATTACCATTACTGGCGACATCTATTTACACACGCTGGAAGATATGAAACGAACTGCCATTGATGCCCTGGATCAATACCTTGATAACTCTGATAAAATTGTTCCGTTTAAAAGAAGTGTGTGAAAATGTGTGAAGTTTTTAAAAATATTTCTGATGTGCTAAGATTGTGCGAAGATTGCAAAATGTGCGAAGATCTCAAATTGTAGATAAAAAAAGAAACCGCTTTAAATAGCGGTTTTTTGTTGTTAAAAATGGTGACCCATGGGCGACTTGAACGCCCGACACCCTGATTAAAAGTCAGATCTAATCCCGAGATTATACTTTCTTTTAATTTGCTGTGCTGTTAAATTCCGCTATTTAAAGCGGTTTTTTATATTTTTTTCCTGGCACTTCTTGTTGCTGCTGTTTTTTCTTGTGTGCTAAGTGTGTGCTAAGTCATCCCGGGAGGCTGTTTATTTTTGGCCTCCCGGTTATTTTATTTAGTGTTTTTTAAAACCAGTCGTAAATCCCCTGGGCGACTACCTCCCCGAATGCTGCAGCGTTTGTAAGTAATGCGATGTCTGGCCTGATCCCTCCTGTTTCAAAAATACAGGCCACTGCTTCTGTATCTGCTACTTCCCAATCATCCCTTTGGATAATGCCTCTGGTCCCTAGTCCCAGTCTAGCCTTTGCTGATGCGATTAAGCAATTTGCCAACCTGATCCCGGCTGTGCTGCCTGGGTAGACGATCGGTAGGGTTCCTGACGGTGCCAGGTTATAATCACAGTGCAGACTTACATAAATATCAGCGCCCCAGCTATTTGATTCTGCAACGCAAGCAGCAATGTTCTTGTCGTTATTTGTATCGGCATCGCTTAAGACGGTGAAGCCCATGTTCCGGAGCCGGGCGACTGCTTCTTTGCCAATGGCTAGCATCAGATCGGCTTCGGTGTAATTTCCATCGACGCAACCGCAGTCCCATGATCCGTTTGAGCTGACGCCATGGCCAACGGCCAGATAGATCTTTCCTGTTTTTTTACCCTGCGTTGGTGCTGCAGGGGCCGGATCGGGAACGGGTACCGGTGCCGGTGCGATATTGATTCCGCTAAGCGCATTATCAACGGCCAGTGATTCCGCCGATTTTAGCAGCTGGATCGCCTCGATCCGGAGGCCGCCGCCAGTGGTTCCTGCCATCTCTCCGTCTCTGGCCCAATCCATCCAGCCATAATTCTGGACATGCACCCGGTAATTGACATGTTCGCCTTTGATCTCGATGGCTTCAATTCTTAGGCCCTGCCCTTCGGTTCCGGCAATTTCGCCACCTTTTACCCATTGACCCCAGCCCTGATTCTGGATATGAACCCGGTATTCGTCTACGCCTTCGATGATGACCGCCTCCAGGCGTTGGCTTTTTCCCGTTGTCCCGGCGAATCTTCCTTCTTCAAACCAGCCTAGCCATCCTTCATTTTCTACATGTACTTTAATTCTCATTGTTTTTTTCTCCTTCTAATCTATTTTCAGCTTTATTTTCTGCATTATTTCCAATTTGCTTCAGCGCTTTTTTTAATGTGTCCGGGATCGGTACGCCCAGGTTCC